GGAGCTTGGTCAGGCGTGACAGGAGGTTGGTCAGGCGTGACAGCGCCAGGCGTGACCGTGTCAGGCGTGACAGGGGGCGTGACAGACGGCGCCGGCTCATTGCCAGTGCCAAGGCCGACGTTCGGCTCCGCCGTGACGGCAGAGGGGGCCGGAGCCGTGTCAGTTTGCGAAGTTGTCGGAGCAGCAGGGGCCTCTTCACCAGGCATTCTGCCCATTATGGAGAAGTAAAGACGGTCGCTTTGGGCCTTCCGGGCCTTCTCAGCCACATCAGCCTTGACCTTCTCGATCTCAGTGAGCTTCTTGATCTCCCAGGGGAGCATTTTCTCCGCTTTGCGGATGTCAGCGTCGGCTTCCCACTCGCTCGCGAACTTCTTGCCAAGCAGCTGCATCCCGAAGGCCGGATCAGCCCGCATCATCGCGGCGAGCTCCGGGTTTCTTTCTTCGATCTTGTCAGCCGCGCGATTGACCATGGTGAGCTGCTGCCGCCTGGTCTTCCTGGCTGAGCTGCGCTCATTCATGGCGCCCATCTCGGCCGAGATGCCGGCAAGGCCCCGGCCTGAGCCGGTACGTGACAGGATCTCACCGATCATGCCAAGGCGTTCGCCGAGCTCGGTTCCGAAATCCGGGTTGCTGAAGAACCCTGCCAGGCCTGACGGAGCCGGCGGCGGTGGCCCCCAGTCTTCCTCGGCAGTCGGGTCATCTGACCAAAGCGGCATCTACTTCTCCCCTCAGATAGCCATGCCGGCGATGTTGCCGAGAATGCCGGTGGCGGCGCCGATCTGTGACAGAGTGCCTGGGTTTGTCGCCGCGTTGGTCTTGGTGAGACCGAAGTTGCCCATGCCAGTGCCGATGCCCATCATCGCTTCGAGGTAGGCCTGCGGGATCCCGAGCATGCGCGCGTACTCGGCGTTGGCCGCGTTGATGGCTTCCTGCTGCTGCTGTTGCTGGGCCTGCGCTGCCGCGACCCGCGCGGCATTGGCCGCGTTGGCCATCTGGAAGCCGGAACCGGCAAGATCGCCTAAGCCACCGGCGCCTGCCTTCATCATGTCAGCACCAGTCCCCAGGGCGCCCAGGCCAAGCTGACCGAGCCCGCCGGCGGCGTTGCCATAGAGCTGGCCGCGCGTGTTCTGGTTGCCCTGCGCCGCCTGGAGCCTGGCGTTGATGTCAAACTGCCCCATGCTCTGGGCGTTCGAAAAGTTCTTGCTGTAGAGATCCGCGAGCAGGTTGCCTTTGACACGGTTGGTCTCGCCACCCAGCACACCCTTCTGGAGATACATCCTGTCGCCACCGAAGGCGTTCTGGCGCAGCGTGGCGTCGTCAATGCCCTGCTGCTGGATACCCTCCTGGCGTGTCAGCTCATTCATCGACGTGTCGATGACGTTCTGGGTGTAGGGGTTCATGTACGGAGACAGATCCGTGGTGGCGAGCTGACCGGCTTCCACATCCTCCGGTCGCATGCCACCCATCTCGGCGAAGAGGCCGCCGGCCTGCTCCAGGTAGGGGACTGACCCTTCCATGACCTGGCCGCCGGTGCTGCCCATCTGACCGTACTGGCCAAGCGCACTGCCGTAAGCGTTCTGGACTTGCTGCGGGAGTGTTCCGCCGGCTGGCTGACCTACTGGAGCGCCCATCTGTTCCCCCGTCTAAATGCTTGTCGGACCACGCGGCCCGTAGCCGGCGATCTGCGCACTGTTGCCCCAACCACCCTGGAAGCCGCCGCCACCAGGGCCACCGCCTACGCCCTGACCAGTCGGTGACTGCTGACCCATGCCACCGCCCTGACCGCCCTGCTGGCGTGCCGGGGCGTAGGTAATAAGCCTGCCCTTTGCATCGATCTTCCAGGTGCCGCCATTTGGCAGACGGCCCCGCATTCCTGGGACACGCTGGCCAGGAGGTGGCGGTCCGCCGCCCGGTGCCGTTACCGGACCAGTAGGACCAGGGCCAGTAGGACCAGGACCAGACGGCCCAGGACCAGAAGGACCAGGTGGATCGAGAACGGCGCCCGGCGTGGTGCTTGTCGGGATGCCGCCAGCGCCAATCGTACCGCTTCCGCCAGCCCCGGTCGGGTCGCTTTCTTTCGACATGAGCTTGGCTTGGCTGATGTACGGGTTGTATTTGATTGGTGCGTAGGGGGAGTTCGCATCGATGCGTCCTGGGCCGGCCCACTGGCTGATCATGTAGCGGATGACAGGATCTTCGATGCCGGCAATGGCATCTGTCATGCCCTGGCCGGCGTCTATGACAGAGCCGAAACGGCCCTCGGTGATCGGCGCCATGCCCTCCATGAGGTTGAGATCACCCTGCCCCATCCAGTCGTTCCACGTATTGGCAGTGTCCTGGAGTGACGTCCTGTACGACGGTGAGCTGGCGATCTGTGCGAAGTATGGAAGGTTCTTGGCCATCCCGGCCTGACCGGACGCGGCATTGGCCGCTGCGCGCATGGCCGCGATAGCTGCTGGCGAGGGAATGGACTTCTCTTTGGTGTCAGTCTCGTCTCCGCCGCCACCACCGCCTCCGCCCCCGCCAAGGATGTCACCCATCTATCTCAAGCTCCATCAGCACACGCGACGGCTTCCAGCCCCAGGCTGGTAGCGTTCGCTTCCACCCCAGGCGCCCTGCTTGCGTTAAGCGTCGCGCGCCGATTGCTTTGAAAAAGGGGACTGTAGCTTTTTGCAGCTCTCCCAATCCCCGCAGAGAGCCGCCGGCCGCCAAGACGTGACAGACCCGACCCTTGGTATAATCCTGGACATCCACGATGGCAAACGCCGTGTCATTGTCAAAGTAGAGGAAGCGATGGTTGAGAACGCCCTTCTCGATGTCATCGTATGTCATGAGGTCGGCGTCACGCAGAGCCCGCTCGATCCACGGCTTCCACCCATAGATCCTGTTCCTGAGCTGCTGGGCCGGGAACGCCACATTCATATGCGGCTCCTGTCAATCGAGTGCGGATCGGCGGTCAACTGCTCCAGCATAATGCGCGAGTAGGTCAGATCGAATGCGACGTTCACCGTCTCGGTGTGCTGCACCCGGATGTCGATGACATCACCAGCCGTTAGGGCCCTGACAAAGGTGCCCTCGACGTTCCAGATCTGATCGAGGGCGCGCTGCGTCGTGTTGCGCAACGCCTCGGTGCCGTTCCTGAACACGCAAACCGCGATGTTGACAGTCTTATTGGCGCCACCACCATTGTGGAACAGATGCACGTACAAGCGGAAAGCACCCGAGAAGGCGATGGTGAAGTCGTTGTTCGACGTCGAGAACAGATGCGCTGCATTGTTCGATGTCATCACCGTGTCAAACGGCACCTTGGTCGGTGTCACGCCAGTCGGCGCATTCCACGCCGAACTAGCACCGCTCACCAGTGTCAGCGGTATGCCGGAAAACTGTGGCAGACCTTGCTGATCCAGCTTGGTCTCTATGTTGCGTCTGACCCACTCGCGGAAGTTCTGCTCCTCGCGGCGGTCGTAGTTTTCCCTGGCGTTTGGAAGGACCAGCCTCATCGTTTACCACCCACCTTCATCCGTAGGCGGAGCTTTCCGAGCTTCCAGGTCACGTCCTTGCTTTGTTCAATCCTGACAACTGCCTGGCGGGCCCGCAATCTGACAGTGGTGTAGCCCTTTGGGTTTGTCAGCATGATGGGTCCGACGATGCGCTCTTGTGCCCCCGGCGCCTGCCTTAACTTAAAAGTCAATGTGAACGCGGATGGATCACCAACCGAGAAACCCGGTCCTTCTTCGCCGGCGTCCTGGTAGATCCTGTCAACCCACATGACACGGCCACCCTCCGGGTCGTCTTCCGTGCTCAGCTCAAGCGCGCCAGTCTCGGCGTAGATGTCATCGTTGCGGCTGACACCATCGGCCAGCGAACCATATTCATGCTCGTAGAGAACCGTGCCATTGCAGGCGATGGGACGCGGCTGCCAGACCGGCGTGCACCAGGCTGTCCTGGGGACCTGACCCTGGCTCCAGTACGGCTCAATCGAATATGACATGTTGATGTAGCGGTCAGGCGCTTCGCTTTCCCGGTTCGGGTAGAAGATCCACAGCTCCTGGGCGAACTCGTTGATGCCCATGTGAACCAGGTGGCCCTGTGACAGGTTGGAGTTGTAAAACAGTTCTGTGTGCAGGCTGCATGGCACCTTGGTGATGACACCACCCGAATAGGAGAACAGATTGGCATGATCCATCCAGATCGCATCACCCTGTACCGCGGCTATCGTATTGAGCCCGATGATGCCGCCTTCGTCAGAAATCTTACGCCGACCGTAGTAGTTTGGCGGCCCGACATATTCGACAAGGTGGACATCACTATCGGTGACAACCAGGATACCCGACTGCACCTTACATGCGGAGATGATGGCTCCATTCGATTTCAGGTCGAAGCCCCCGGCCGAGTTGTTTTCAGCCGCAGTCCAAACGGTCCTCTCGCGCCTTGAACACCACTGCACGCGGCGAGGGTTATTCCTGCCGCCCATCACCATGAGGTGTTCTTCCTCGGTGGCGATCACCAGGGTGTTGTCAACAGGTGCGTTGGCGACAGCCGTCGCCTTGGTGGACGGCGTCACCGGATCCCACTCGAACAAGCGGCCATCCTGAGAATGCACGGCCACCAGGAGCTTGCCAAAGTTGTCCATCGACCACAGAGCGGTCGTGTCAGGAACCACAGCGGAAGCGGAGCCGTCGATCCCCCACGGGCCGGATCCCCAGCCTCGACGGCCCCACCCGACCACACCACCTGGGTTCCATACCAGCGTGGTGGGCGTGGCGTCGTACTGTGCAAAGACACCGTTGATGTAGCTGACACCGATGAGCTTGTCCTCGGAGCCGCCGGCAAGCCACGGTGCTTTCAGATTGTCACGCCAGGAGAACAGCTTTCTGACAGGCTTCGACGTGATGCCGGAGAAGTTGAGCAGCGTGCGCCAGCCACCAACCGGCACCATGACGTTATTCACCCAGCGGATCTGGTTCGCCGAGAACCACTTCTTTCCCGTCGCATACTGCGTGCTGTCCTGGAATACCCCCGGCGGCAGTTCTAACAGGCTGACATTCTGACCACTCATCTCATCACCCCATCATGTACCCGCCGCGCGCAACTGCTTGCGCTGCTATCAAAGGCCGAATAGCCAATGTAGCTGCCCGGCCCAAACTAAAAGCTCCAGAAGTAGAGGACACTGATGGCGGATCTTCTGTTGCAGCAGCCGACTGGCGTCCAGAAGCTCTCACTCCCGTAGTACCGCTACCAGAGTAAGCCTGCATCAATGAATAGCCAGAAGGGTAACCCGATGGCGCATCTCCAACACTGCTCCAAAGATGAACTGCACAAAACAGATTATCTGCCAAGCCCCAACTTGGTGTAATCGAGGGGCTATCCATCGTAGTCAAGCCATCACGACTAGAGAAAGTATACTCAAATGAGCTGGCATCTCTAAAAGCCATTGCGGCATAGTACATAGAACCAGACGTATTCTGAGCAACCCACGTAGCTGATGTCTCACCACCAACAGCAATCTTCCAATAAATACCTGCAGCAGAACTACCACCACTTATACCGTCACCCCAATCGCCAGGCATCAGTGCCCATCCAGCAGGTGGTGTAATATCACCAGCAGTAGAAAAAGCTAAAGCAACAACAACCAACAAATCGCCTGCTTGAATGCCAGCAGGTAGATCAACTACACGAGCAGTAGTGGTGGCCACTGCGCTACTGGCTATTGGTGTTCTTGGTGTCGGGAATGTCATGCTGTCTTATTGATCTCCAGGATGAGCGTGGCGCGCTTGATCGTGGCGCAGGCATCGATGTTGGCGATCAATGTCTGTGTCGCCACCAGCGACGTGTTCCAGCCGGTCAATGCCGAGCTTTGTGCTTGCCTGGCTGACGACCCAATCAATGGTTTGGCTGATCCGGTGATGGTGTTGGCGACAGTCGGCGGGAACGATGCATAGGCCGCGCCCCACAGATCGAAGGTGATCGTGCCGGCGACGTCGGTTAGGATCGTCCAGCCGGTAATCGTACCGACAAACGGGATGTAGAGTTCGTCCTTGCTGCCCACCGGAATGACAGATGCGCCAGCGTCGAACTTGAAGACGGCGCAGAACTTTTGAAGTGACGCCGGCGCCCTGGCGATGGCCAATGGCGTGGTCCCTGTGTTGAGAACCGCCATCAACTGCGTGGCTGTCAGGTCAGCCGGATCACCACCCGCCACAGATCCCTTGACGGTATTGGCTGCCATGTTGGCGAGCTTGAGATTGGTGATGCTGTCATCGGCAACCGTGCCACCACCACCAAGCGCAACTATGGTGGCAAGCTGCGCGGCTGTCAGATCGATGGGTACGCCACCCGCCACAGATCCCTTGACAGTGTTGGCGGCCATGTTGGCGAGCTTGGAGTTGACCACGGCTCCTGCCGTGATGGTCGCTGCCACAGCCCCGGCAACAGTCGTTACCTCCCCGGTAAGAGCCGGCATGCGAGCTGCCGCCAGCGTGCCCGCGTTGATGTCAGACGCATTGTGCTGATGCGATGCCGCCGCCTTGGTGGCAGCAAGCGCACTGGCCGCCGCCGCAGCATCGGCATTGAGCTTCATCCGCGTATCGATCTTGGGGAAGTTGGCGGCGACATTGTCGCCCCAGGCGTCGATCTCAGTGCCAACGTCAGGATATTCAAGACCGTAGTTGGGAGTGGTGTTGATGGTCATGGCGTCTTGTCCTTATCTGGCAGCCTTGGTGGATCCGGTGGCCTGGGCGCAGAAATACGACCACCCGCGAAGGCGATGGCAGCCGTGAAGGCCATCGTGATCAGCTCTTTGCCGAACTCTTTCAGGTCGTTGCAGACCGGCATTGGAGATCCCGTCACGGCCAACCACGTGCAGGTTGCCATCCCCATCAAGATAATAAGCATCATGGTCGCAATGATGCCTGCTACCAGGAGGAACGCAGCCCGTATGCCGTCGAACTCTGTCATCCATGATCACACCAGAACCGATGCCTCCAATGCTCGTTCGAATACTTCAGCGTGGCCTTTGATCTTGTCAGCGCAGTCCGTGCCATTCACGACACGCCGCGCGTTGTAGTAGTCCTTGAGATCCCCATGGATGTAGTCCTGGAACTTGCGGCCGGTGAACCACCCCTCGAAGCAGCCGCGCCGCATGATCTGCCGAGCGATCTCCGGCTCACAGGCCAGCTCCGGCTCATCGACTAGCGGATGGCCTAGTTCTTCCTGTGCCTTGGTATAGTTCGCCCTGCCGGTGATCATCACGTATCCCCGACCTTTGTACTTTTCGCCGTCGCCGGGTTCAGTGTTTCCAAGACTATCGCCAATAGAGGTTCCGGGCTCGTACTTGTCAAAATATGAACTGCTTCCGTATTCAGTAATCGGCTGCATGGTCTGGGCAGTTTCATGGAAAACTGTCGCCAACCCATAAGCAAGTTGGGGGATACTGATCCCTTCAGGGAAGCTATCGAAAAACCAATCCATCGCATCGACTTGTTCCTGGTTGAGCTTGCCGAACAGATCTCTGACCATGTCAAAGAAGATGTCTCTGTCGATCTGGACCTGTGCCATCACGCAGCCTCCGATTTCCTTTGAGTGGATGGCAGGTAGTACCAACCGTCCGTCCACAAATTCATGAGGCGATGGAAGTGGCGCTCGTACTGTTTAGCGATCACTGCCAACGAGTAGTTCTGCGCTACCCAACTGCGGATGTTCTTACAGTTGAGATGCTTCACGTTGTACGTGGCTTCAACAAACTCCTGGAAGGTGCGGCACCTAAAGCCGGTGACACCCTCGATCACCGTCTCTGTCATGGCGCCCCAGTCGGTTGAGATGACCGGCGTGCCACACGCCATCGCCTCGATGGCGACATTGCCGAAAGGCTCGATGTAGACGGTCGGCATGATCAGCGCCTGCGCGCGCATCATCAGAAGATTACGGGCCGGCGGAACAACCGATCCGACATGTTCTCCATATGTTGGTGTGTCGCCCTGGCCCGCGATGATCAGCCGCTTACCACGATGCTTGCAGATCTCCTCGGCGATCTTCCAGCCTTTGCGGTCTGTCAGCCGGCCGACATAGAGAAAGTAGTCATCCTTCTCCTCGGAGAATGGGAACTCCGTGATGTCCAGATAGCCAGGAATGACAGCGTCGAACCAGATGCCATCGATAGTGTGTGGATCCCTGGTTGCGCATTGCGCGCCATAGACCGTGTGCATCCAGGCATAGCTCTCCCAGATGCGATACTGTGAGAAGGTGCCGCCATAGCCGATGCCGAACTCAACCGTCATGCTGCCGGGGAAGAAGGCGTCGGCGATGGGTTTGGCGTTCCGTCCAGAGATGACACAAATAAAGTCCTTCGGTTGGATGCGATGCTGAATAGCTGCGATGACCGCTCTGTTGAAATCAACCCAATGCGGGAGTGCGCCATCGAAGCTGGCCTGTGTGTAATGAAGCCCACCACAGGCGGCCAGGCGTCCCGCCTCACTAATGCATGATACATGTTCAGTGCAGGGAGCATTGTTGAATTCTCCGGCATAGAGGAAGACTTCATGCCCAAGCTCCATCATCATCCTGGCGAAGCCGCGCACCTTCTGTGTGTAGGCACACGACGAGAAATCATCAGTGGTCTGAGTATGCGGAAGACTGACGAGGTGAAAACGCATCAACTACACTCCAGATAGAAAGACGCCAAGCAAAGACCAACACCGGCTGGCGCTCCCGGCTGGGTTACATTTGTATCGACAGGCGAAGAATTATAGATCTTGTACTTGGTATAAAATGTCGTTGCTGGCGTAATTTCAGCATCTTCCGCAGGATTAAACCCACGTGTGGAGATCGCCGCAGAAGCAGCATAAAATCCAAAAACCACCAAGGGCGCAGAGCCAGCACTAGCTAAGCAATCTTGTTGTGCAGGGACACTGGACCCTGACATTTCCGAGGCAGGGCTTCCAACCACTACCGATGTTATTGGAATATTGCCTCTAAACACCATGGCAACATGGCGATCAGTAGTAGCATCGAACCCATCAATAGTCGTACCGCCTTCACCCCCGACAGCCAGCTTGTAGCTTATAGATCGCCGCGTGAAGTTGGGCGAACCGTCATACATTGTCGGAACTGCTGCGGTGAAACCAGATGGGTAGGTGTCAGCCACAAGCGCGCTACCATCGGCGCCATCAAAGAATACAATTACATCACCGGCAATAATACTAGCCGGGAGTACAATGCCGCCCGTAGTACCATTGTTGGCACTACCGAACAACGACAGAGAAGAAACGCCTCCTTTCTTATGAGCGTTAAAACCGTGCAACTGACTGACCATCAACATCTCAGGCGTCCGTCGCTGCGTTGTAAGTGATCATGAGCTTTATACCAATCAGAAGTGCGTCACCTGCCATGTTATCAGAACCAACGACACGCGAAACTTCAAACACCACCAGATCATTCTCAACCACCGTACCGCCAATGGTGATTGCTGCACTTGCTGGACCAATGTGCAAATCGTTTTGCGCCTGCCATGTATCTGTTGAAGTCTGCGCAGTTCCGCGCGTCGCATTAAGCGCATCACCATCGCTGAGCGCAGCACCCGCCAAAGACCACACGACCGTTTGCGTTGAAGCACCGGCAGTGTTCGTCCAATAAGGGATAAAGGTAACTGTCCCCTCATCCCAGCCCTTCGGCATACCTATGCTGAAGTGAGCATACTCTTGCGTGGCGGTATCAAAAGCCAGCACCGGAATGGTGATGTCATTGGTGCCGCTGTCATAGGTAGTTTCCCCCGCTCCCGATGTAACTCTCGGCTTCATTGCCGCAGCAGGGATCCAGATGGTTTGAAGACCTGTAGCGCCAGGACCTGTTGGGCCGGTAGGACCTGTCACACCCGTAGGCCCAGTCGGGCCAGTTGCACCTGTAGTGCCCGTGCCACCGGCTACGCCTGACGCACCAACATCGCCAGCCCTGCTGAACTCCAGCAAGATGGGATCGCCATTGGCGAATGCCGTGCCGCCAGCAATGCTGGCCAGTGTGTTGAGCTTCTTATAGGTCGAAGCCGACGTAACAGAGCCCGATACCGAGAAGATACGCCACTTGGCCACATCAGTGCGGCAGGTCAGCTTTATATGACCCCTCAGCGTATTGGTACTGTCATCGATGCTGTTCAGCAGTGCTGTTACATCAACACCCCCTGCTTCCAGATCATCGACATAGGCAATCGTTGCTGAGCCTTGTGTCGCGTTGTTGAGGCGCAGTGTGCCAGTGCCGGGATCAGCATCCGTGATCGTGGTCGAGAAGGTGTAATTCAGCGAGAAGCCACCCGCGCTTCCCGGCCCTGTCGGTCCCGTAGGCCCAGTCGCACCGGCTGGGCCTGTTGCGCCAACCGGACCAGTGGCACCCACGCCACCAGCTGTCCCAGGATCTCCTTGAATACCCTGCGGCCCCGTTGGGCCAGTTGGACCCGTCGCACCCACTGCACCTGGCGTGCCGGGATCCCCCTGAATACCTTGTGGGCCGGTCGCACCTGCGGGACCCGTAGCACCTGCGGGACCCGTGGCACCTGTCGGGCCTGCTGGTCCTGTAGGCCCTCCAGCCGGGCCAGTGGCACCTTCGGGGCCA